GTACCAAATACCGAAACTCCCTGGGATTGGAATCTCCGACGAGCAAGAAAAAGAACTCGTCAGTTCTTCCCTTCTTTACTCTCTTTCCCGGATCGACTAGTTGGTGGTGTTTGTGCCGCCAACTTGTCTTTCTGAGAAGCGTCCTCTGGCTTCTTGACAATTACGAAGCTCTTAGAATCATTTTCTTTTTCTTTAACATCGCTCTTCATTATAGATTTGAGCGTTGTTGTGGAGGCATCAACACCTATTTTGCCAGTGTAAGTGGTGCCATTTGATCCTCCAAAATTACTAACATACGTTGCCTGAGTTGGATACATGACGGCAACGCCAAGTCCTTCACACCTTGCGGGATTCTGGTCAGATACATAACCACCACAAGCTAAAACTCCTATGGCTTGTGATTGTGTGCCAGTCAAAGCCCAACCTGTGTTTCCAATCGTCACTGCAGCTTTATAGCCTGTAACCGGATCGGATATGACTGTGTCAGTTTGTAAATCACCACTAGTTGACACACAAGCTGCGGTGAAAGTCGTCGCGCTCGTTCCGCTAGTACCAGCCGCTCCAAAAACTTGGGATGATAACATTCCATTCGTGTTAACCACAACTGTTGTATTAATCCCGGATCCATTAGGGCCTATTATACTCACTGGCCCATTAATATTTGTATATCCAGAATCTTGTATTGTCATACGCTTCGATGTTGTAAATAAATCAGCGTTATATTGAATTAGATTCGCGTTCAAACTCTTTGATTGATTCTCTACTTTCAAAAGAGCTGTTACATCATCACCAGAACATATTTGAGTTACAGCCGCTCCAGTAGTTCCAAATGATAACAGATTGGCGGTCGAAGCACCACCAAGATTACCGGAGCGCACATGAGTGGACAAAGAACCATTTGTTCCAAATGATAAGATGCTTCCACTCGAATAACCACCCGCATTACCACTCGCAATTTGCATTACATTGCTTGATAAACTGACCGCGAGTGGTAATCCAACAGATGGTGCTACTGTCACATTTCCAACAATAGAAGATGTGACAGTTCCAGATATAGGGACTGTAGTTGTACATGGATTAGTGCCAACACTAACTATCGAAACAGGCAAAGTTCCCGTAACTGATTCTACTATAACGGGTGTCGTACCCGTCGATACCGGAACTGAACCCGTTAAAAGTCCATTATTAGTGCCTGCACCTATACTATTCAAATTGATGGCTATCTGGCCTCCTGTTACCAAAGAGCCCCCCACAGAAGCAATGTCTACCTGTGGAAATGGGCTCTGAAATGCTGGTGCATATTTAGACTCTCCAAGGAAAGATTTTCCCTGTTGCCGAGCCAACATTTCCATTTTCTCGTATAGTGCTATTTTCTGCTCTCTATACGCTTCATCTTCTCGTTTCCCCTGCTCAAGCTTACTAAGATCTTTAATATACTGATTAAGTTGAGCAAGTTGGTTTACCGCCTTTTTCTCGTTACGAAGAGCCCACCACTTCTCTATTGTATTACATGTAGTGATGGGAACTCCCATTTTCTTAGAACAAAATGCTCGCATCTCATCGGGGGTTGCAGATTCCAAATTGATCGTGTGCTGAGGAATCACATCCTTAAAAGACCAATGGAATCGAACATGAAATTTTCCATACGTATATGCAGGGTTTTGAGCAAAAGTAAAAGTGCCCAAACCCATACAAAACCAAATCAATTGTTGGGTGAATCGATCATCCTCCCCCGATAATGAGTTGGTGTAATACCAGGTTTCATCATTATTCTCCCTAGTATATGAAAATAATTTTCCGGGCTGCCATACTGCTAATTGGCCCGTCGTGGCTAATTGAGATATCTTATCAACGGTGGGTGATGCAAATGAATCCTCCACTGCACGGGGATCACATAACAAACCAGCCCGTATTGCGCCATTCGTGGCTGTGCCTGAAGTCGGTTCATACCACATCTCTAAGTGTTGTATCCTCATCTTATTATAATTGCTAGCTACTATTGCTAAATCTTGTCCCAGATTAAAAGGATCCAAAATCTGATTAGATGATCCTTCAATCATAAGGAACTGTGATGCGGTAGTTGCTCCACTTTGGCAAAGTTTATATTCTTGGGATGCCATATAATCCATCGAGTTTTTACCTCTCTTCGTTATAGGTTTCTCTTTTCTGAACTGGAGGGCAATAGCAGATGCTGCCTCCTGTTCCTGTTTACTTCCAAATTTTTTAGCATCCATGTAATTTCCTCTTTTCTTTTCGACCATTTTAATCTGGTGTAATTCATTTAACATTTCCTGAACTACCGCTCCAGCTGGATGGGACGCAGGACGAAAAACACCCGTTCTACGGGAAATAGGCTTTCCCCGTGAGGCACCGCGGCCACGTGCACCTCCACGTCCACGTGAGGACCCACGTCCTCTCGGACCACCTCGGCCATTTCCTCGGCCTCTTCCTCTAGGTTTGCCCGACATAATAGAACAAGTGTAAATAAGCTAAAGTAATATACTCCTAACAAAACACGTGTATATAAATAAGTGAATAAAGCCCAATTATTAAACCTAGGCTAATTCCAAATATATAAATAGTTAAATTAAAAAGCACGGTATACGACCAACAACGTAATTATGGGTGCGCGCGTCTTATCATTGACCCACGATCACGCTGTGCTAAATAACCATCTATTCTATCAAATGCTAAATCCTTTTCCTCACGACTCATAACTCTTGATTCCACGTGGGGCATATCGCCAAGCCACAAATAAGAAACCTGATCATAAGTAAAAATGCTACTTTGCAACACTGACCAATTCGAGGTTGGTGTCACATGGCGCTCAAGTTCTTCCCGATGCGTTAAAATATAATTATCCATAATGGATTCAATCAAATTATAAATAGCGGGAAGGGACCAAGAAAGCCGTTTCAAAGCTTCAACTTTAAGCAATTCGTCAGCTTTAGTTAACGACCGACAACAATGATACAAGTTGTCCAACAACTTGGCTCCATCTGGTACAGGTACCATTTTTCCATACATAATAACTGTGGTGGACGAGAGCCAAGTATGTTGCATTATATTGCCCGAAATTGATAAGTACTTGGTCTTAATACCGAAATGAGTTTGCCATATTCTTGGATAGTCGCGAACTGCTTCAATTCTCTCCTCATCAAAGGATGACAAGTTATCGTCACCCATAAACTTATGATAAAAAAGATCTTCGTAGTTTGACAATTGCCCACCACTCTCCAGATGTGCATACACCCAGATAATGTGGTTTATCAGGCAATTATCATAAATTGTATTGGACATGCCAGATGGCATTCCGCCGCCTTTCTGCCAAACGCTACCGTCTTCCAGCAGAACCAATGAATTAATCATTTGTGCATACCAAGAGCGTATGCCTTTGGCTAAAAATTTCTTTCCAATCGGAAGCCAAGATATACGCATATCACACACAAACCAAAGTAACTCAGCGCAAATTGATGAATCATATTGAGAAAAGTCGGAATCACAATAGGTGGTATGTGGAAATGACTTCATAAACTTATCCCAACCACCATACATAGGTGAAAAACCAACTGAAACTGGTGTTTTATGTGTGCGAAAATATTCATTCTGAGTATGGAAGAAGCGAATTCCTTGCCACACTGAGTGTAATGGAGAAACCATGTATATTCTCGGGTCCTTGTCTATTTTACGCACCTCGCGCTTTCCAGAGACAGAACATACTACGTTATTAGGTTCATCACTAAATAAATTTTCTATATATTCATTAAAGAGAGGGATACAGTTTGGATCCGAGAGAGCATCCACTTTCAAAGGATAATCTTTTGAAATTGGAACTCCGGAATCTTTATTCAACT